CGAGGCAATTAGTAAGGATAGAATTGCCACGATGCTGAGGGATTCTCCTGCTTTGTCGGGATTGGTCAAAGATCGCCGGATGCGAGATTCGGGGAATGAGATTTTACATAAAGTCTTCCCGGGTGGTCATCTCACTTTGTCGGGGGCTAACTCCCCGGCAAGCTTGGCAAGCCGTCCCATTCGGGTGCTACTTTTTGATGAAGTGGATCGGTTTCCTCCTTCGGCGGGGTCTGAGGGTGATCCTGTAAATTTGGCTATTAAGCGTTCTGCTACTTTCTGGAATCGGGTCATCGTCAAAGTTTCTACCCCAACGATTAAGGGGATTTCTCGCATTGAAAAAGACTGGGAGCGATCGGATAAACGGATTTACCATGTGCCTTGTCCCCACTGCCAAAAGTTACAGCCGTTGGTTTGGGAGCGGGTGAAATGGGAAAAGAGTAAATCAAGCGATAAGGTTGAGGCGTGGTATGAATGCGTTTCTTGTTTTGGCAAGATTACGGACGCGCATAAACCTACTTTTTTAGCTGAGGGTCGTTGGGTACAAACTAATCTGGGAAGCTCGATCGCTGGTTTCCATCTCTCGGAGTTGTATTCGCCATGGCGGTCTTTCGCTGATGTGGTGCGGGCTTATCTGGAAGCAAAGGATGATCCGCAGTTACTCAAGGTTTTCTGGAATACTTCTTTAGGATTGCCTTACGACGATGGCAGTGGGGAAGGGTTGCTGTGGCGCAATCTGTTTACCCGTCGAGAACCCTATCACCCGCTCTCGGTTCCCCGGGGTGCGCTGGTACTTACGGCCGGGATTGATGTGCAAGCTAATCGGTTAGCGGTTTCGGTGTGGGGGTGGGGTCGGAAAGAGGAGGCTTGGTTAATTTATCATACTGAGTTGTTTGGTAATCCTGATCAGGAAAAGGTCTGGCATGAACTTGATGCTGTGCTTAATGCCACTTATAGCCACGAGTTAGGAGAGTTGGGAATTACTTTAGCGGCGATCGATACTGGGTATGCGGCTCAGACGGTGTACAACTATGTCCGGGTGCGTTCTAAGATTTATGCTGTTAAGGGGTCGTCGTCTTTGTGGAAACCGCCGATTTCTCGACCTTCTTTGATTGATGTTAATTATCGGGGTAAAACTATTAAGAAAGGGGTCGCGGTTTGGCCCATCGGGACCGATACGATTAAATCTACTGTTTTTTCACGATTAAAGTTGATTGAACCGGGGCCGGGATATTTTCACTTTCCCCAGATAGATGAGGAATACTTCGAGCAGTTGACGGCGGAAAAGGTGGTTAGCACGATGGTCAATGGCCAACACCGGAGAAAGTGGATTCAGATTCGCAATCGGAATGAGGCGCTTGATTGTTTGGTTTATGCCTATGCTGCGGCGGTTTCTGTGGGCATTGCGAGGATTGATTGGGATAAGTTAGAATCGCAATTATTCCCCGCAATTACTGAGGAAATTGAACCAACAGAACGGGAAATCAAGAAACCTGTTAAGGAACGGTCACGGCGCGGGTCAGGGTTTGTTAAGGGTTGGTAATTATGGCTTATCATCTTAATCTTTATAATTAATTTTGAAAAAAACACTAATCAACTAACATTATTTTAATTTACGAATGTTTAATCAAATTATTCACAGTGATTGTTTTGACGTTTTACAACAAATTCCTGATAATTCAATAGATGCCGTGATAACTGATCCGCCCTATGGCATTGGATTAGCTAAATGGGATTCTATAATTGATATTCCATTATTTACCAGAGAAGTAAAACGAGTTACTAATGGCTTTTATTGCTTTTTTGGACAAATGCCAACAATGGTTAATTGGATTAATGAAGCTTCCCAGGTAATGCAGTACAAGGATCATATCGCTTGGATTAAAAGGCAAGTAACCCAATGCAATGGCTTGCAAAGAAGCCATGAAAGCATTTTCGTCTATAAGCATAAAGGAGTAAATTATTTCAATACAAAGGGGAAATACGAAGATGTTAAGGTTCCGGGGATTTTATTTGATGTTGTTAGTATTGAGTCTATTCAAAGACATTTACAAGATTTAAAAGGCAGATTAAAAGGTAATATCAACCCCTGGGTGCATAACGGTAAGTCCCAAGAAACTTATCAAGGTAGGTTTGATACGCGTATAAAGCCAATCGGGGCTAGATCGCCCGATACTGTGAATTTTACTAATGTTTGGAGTTTTTTACCTCCTACTCACACCAATAGAAATAATAAGGTCAAGTTTCAACATCCCACGCAAAAGCCGATAGAAGTGGTAAAGCGACTAATTGAGCTAACGACTCCTCCTGGTGGGACAGTCTTAGACCCTTTTTGTGGCTCTGGCACTACTGCTTTAGCTTGCAAAGAATTAGGTAGAAATTATATCTGTATCGAGAAAGAACTAGAATATTATCGAATAGCCTGTAATAGATTGAACCAACCTATAGAACATATTCCAGATGAACCGATAGAGGAACCAGAGGAAACAGTACATAATTCTCCATTACAATTAGCCCTATTTTAATTATGGCTTATCAATTGATAAAAGTTATTCAGGATGATTTGGCTAAAACTTTTGTTTATAAAGACCCTAATTTTAGTGGGTCACGGTTGGGGTTTCGGTTTTTAGCAAGGTTTTTAAAGAGTGCAAGGGATAAAGATAAGTTTAGTGTATAATGAATGATGCCGGGTGAGTGAAACGGATTATCACGAAAGTCTCATAAGCTTTCAATAGCAGGTTCGACTCCTGTACCCGACTTTTAAAAGTGGTAAAAATGAAAAATTCTTGGAAGGGGGGTTCCAAGAAAGCAAAGACTATTTTGATGTGTTTTAATTATATTTTATCAGAAAGCATTTTCATCATCTGCGATGTCAAAGTGATATTCCGTGTCAAAGTAAAATTGTGGTTAATTACTGATAACTGATAAGTAACTAATTACTCAAGCCACATAGTTCGTGTTTTCAAATGAATGAATTGTTGAGAGAAATTTTACAGATTTCCAATATTCCAGTAATTTGTCTATGTCAATTGTTTGACTTGTGTAGTCTGTGTTTGAGTGAGTAATAACAAATTTTTCAAAAATCTGGGGCAAGATATCAACCCAAATAAAGTTAGTATCATCAAATTTGCCAGATTTTTCAGCTAATTCGGGAGTAATAGTAATACAAATTTCCTTTACAAGCAATTCTTTAAAAACTAATTCACTAGCGTAGTCAATGGGATTGCACTGAAATTTAACAAAATACGGCATGAGATAGTGGGGTAAGTTAGAATAACTCTATTATAACTTAAAAAGGAAGTAATGGCAAGTCAACTTTATACTTTAACGGTTAAGATTCCAGACAACGAACTGGCAATCTTGGAAAATTACTGCAAGAAAGCGAAAAGAACCAAAACTGAGGTGATTAGAGAGCTAATTAGGAATTTAGAATTAAGATAATAGAAGTGAGAAAAGTGAGAGTTGTCCTATGCTCGGAATCCCTGAGAAAATTGTCGCCGGCGATTATGTTCGTTGGATTGACCCCTTAACAGAGGGAAGTTTGTCGTGGGCGATTCGGGGCGTAGGCATTACTTTGAATCTTACGGCGACGATCGAGGATAATAATTTTGTTACTGTTATCACTTCAGACGACTCCGGGAGTTTGCCCTCTGGAGTTTATTCTTGGCAAGCCTACCGAACAGTGGACGGAAATCGGGAAACTATTGGCACGGGTAGAATAAAGGTTGAACCCAACTTTCTGAGTTTGAATAGTTATGATCCGGCAACGGAATCTGAGAGGTTGTTGGCTCAAGTCAGAACGGCAATTCAATCGGTTTTGACTAGCGGGCAAGAATATAAAATCGGTGAGCGAGAGTTTACCCGCGCTGATCTTACTGAATTGAGGGAATGGGAAACTAGATTAAAGTTTCAGGTTTACCGAGAGGGAAAGGCTTTGCAAGGACAATCTGCTCATCTAAAAATTCGATTCCGTAGGGAGTATGGCTAAAAAAGGAAAGTCGAAAAAAAAATCTAAATCCGCAAATGTTTCGGATTTGCCGAAGCGACGATACGACGGCGCGAGGCTAAGTCGAAATAATTCTGATTGGTTAGTTAGTTCCAGTTCTGCCGATTCTGATCTGCGGTCTGATTTGGTGCGCCTACGGAATCGATCGCGTGATTTGATTCGTAATAATCCCTACCTGAAACACGCGATTCAAGCGACTCTCCCCAATAATATCATTGGCACGGGGTTGGGGTTCCAGAGTCAGGTTAAGCGGAAGCGCGGGGATAAATTAGATGACGACTTAAATCAGCAGATTGAGGATGCTTGGCTTGAGTGGCAAGAAGCTAATTATTGTCACACTGCTGGGAAGCTGACTTTTGGGGATTTACAAAGATTAGCGATTAAATCGATCGCTGAATCTGGTGAGGTGTTGTTTCGGATAATTCGATCGAGTTTTGGGGGTTCGCCGATTCCGATCGCACTTGAGATTATTGAATCAGATCAACTGTGTGATTCCCACGCGGTGAGTGGCTACGGGGGGAATCTGATTAAGATGGGCGTGGAGATAAACGAGTGGCAACGACCCGTGGCTTATCACTTATACCCTTACCACCCCGGCGATACTCAGTTTACCCGGGCAGTGGAAAATGGCAAGTTAATCAGGGTTGCGGCTGATGATGTTTACCATTTATTTTTGTCAGACCGACCGGGGCAGACGCGGGGAGTGCCGTGGTTGCACGCGGTGATTAATAGATGCCGGCAGATGAATGCTTTCGAGGATGCGAAGATTACCACTGCTCGCGCCCAAGCTTTGATTAATGCTTTCATCACTACCCCTGACCCTGAAAATGTGGTGTTAGCGGGTGAAACGGAAAACGGCGATCGAACTTGGGATTTAGATTCTGGGGAAGCGATTGTCTTGCAGCCGGGGGAACAAGTGCAAGCTTTTATACCCTCGACTCCTAATGATAATGGGTCGGAATTTTTAAAGTCTCTCCTGCGATCGGCTGCAATTGCTACGGGAATCAGTTATGAGGCTTTTACTGGTGATTTTAGTAGCACTTCTTATTCAAGCGCCCGAACGGCTTTGCTGCAAGAAAGGGACTGTTATCAGGTTTTACAAAATTGGTTTATTAATTGCTTTTTATTGCCTTTTTATCGAGAATGGCTTGATGTGGCGGTGTTGTCGGGTCGGGTAAAAATTGATGATTACTTCCAAAATCGCGCCCATTACTGCAAGCCTAAGTTTACCTCTCGCGGTTGGCCTTGGGTTGACCCGTTAAAAGAAGTCAATGCCAATATTGAAGCGGTTAAAGCCGGGTTTAAAACTTTAACGGAAATTGCGGCGGAATCGGGTAAAGATTTTGAGGATATTGTCAAGACGCGCCGGCGAGAATTGGATTTATTGGCAACTTATCAAATTGATCTTGTGGATACTGGCAGTCAGTCTGTGGAACCAGTGATAATGACCGAGAAACAGTTTCGCAGTTTAAAGTACAAGTCAAATCTTCGACTTCGCTCAGATTAGAAATTTTGTGATATATTAATTTTAGTAGTAGAACGATTAAAAAATCCCCTGCGTTTTCTGGCGGGGGGTTTAAAAAGTCTAGATCACCTTATTAATAAATAAATTTTTCACTGCCAACGAGGAAGAAATGGTCATGGTGGAAGCCTGAGAGGGTTTCCTCTTTTTTTTGTGTAAAATAAAATTAGTAGGAGGGCTTATGCAAAATAAACCAGAAACTGGCATTAAACATTTTAGAGATGTAAAGTTTGAGCGGCAGGAAGAAGACGGCGAAACTTTTAGTTTTAGCTGGTCTAGCGAGTATCCTGTAGATATGTATTATTTTAAAGAAATTTTATCCCATGAGGAAGGGGCGATTAATCTGGAAAGATTAGCCGGGATGAATTTGCTTTGGAATCATGATCGAGATATTGTTTTAGGGAAAATTGAACGGGTCTGGGTAACGGATAAAAAAGCTTATTGTCAAGCGAAATGGTCTAAAAAGCCAAGTATTCAGGAATATCGGCAAGATGTTAGCGATGGGATTATCACTAATGCTTCTTTTTTGTATTCTGTGGAAGAATACGAGGAAATGAGCCGTGATGATGGAGAGGATGGTTATTGTTTTCTAGGGAAACGATGGACTCCCTACGAGATTAGTTTGGTAAGTGTACCAGCAGATCCGACGGTGGGCATCGGACGATCTTTAACAGATAGTAAAATAGAGGAAAAAAGAGGTTTGATTATGGAAAAAATGGAAAAAAGCGTATTAGATGCGCGTAATGAGGAATTAGAGCGAACTAAGGAAATTTTGGCTATGGGCGAAAATTTTGGAATGCGCGATTTAGCCCGATCTTTGGTAAGCGATGGCACGGATTTAAATACAGCTAGGCGAACTTTTTTGGATAAGATGCGACCAGAACAAAGACCAGTGGCACAGGCGATCGATACTACGTTGGGCTTATCTGACAAAGACCAGCGATCTTATAGTTTGGTGAATGCAATTAATGCTGTGGCTTTTCAAAGCCCTGACATGATTGAAAAAGCTAAGTTTGAGCTTGAATGCTCAGGAGAAATTGCTAGAAAACTTGGGCGAGCGACTAATGGCTTTTTTATGCCAATGAGAGATTTACGCGTTCGGCCTGAAAAGATACAAAAACGTGCAACTTATGCAGTAGGAAGTCCAGCCACTGGTGGATATACCGTCGAGACAAATTTATTGGAACAAAACTTTATTGAACTGCTAGAAAACCGAGCAATGGTTATGCAGTTGGGTGCAACTATGCTATCCGGGCTAGTGGGAAATGTGGACATCCCAGGACAAGCAACATCCGAAACTGCTTACTGGATAGGCGAGGGAAATAACTTGACACAATCGGAAGGAACTTTTAAACAAATTCCTTTACGGATGAAAACGGTGGGGGCATTATCTGTGTTTACTCGCAGTATGATGATGCAATCCTCGATTGATATTGAGATGCGAATCAGAAATAATTTTGCTAAGAGGATGGCTTTAGCGATCGACAAAGCGGCTCTTTCGGGAACTGGATTAAATAATCAACCAAGAGGGATTCTTAATACCAGTGGAATTGGTTCGATTTCTTTGGGGACAAACGGCGGCAACCCAAGTTGGTCAAGCATTGTTGGTTTGATGAAAGAGATCCATATTGAAAATGCTATGTTAGGGGGAACCGCTTGGCTGACCAATCCCCACGTTTTAGCAAAACTAATGACCACCCCTGTCCAAACTGGAGGAACGGAAGGTAACTTTCTTTTAAAAGAACCCGGGAACATTCTGTGCGGATTCCCTTTTTATATGACCAATCAGGTTCCTGCTGATTTGACAAAAGGCACGGGGACAAATTTAAGTGCTTTAATTCTAGGAAATTGGCCTGAATTAATCATCGGAGAGTGGGGAGTGTTTGAAGTTCTTGCTAATCCCTTTGCGGATACTGCTTTCGCAGCAGGTAGCATACAGGTGCGGTGTATGCAATCAGTGGACGTAAATATTGGGAATCCCGAAGCGTTTGCTGTAATTACTGACATGATTACTTCTCTTTAATGGTTTCATTAAATACTATGACTACTAAATATCGAGTTCGAGCCGGATTTTTTCCAGAGGTGCTACAAGGCAACTCTAGATTATGTTATGAAGGAGGAAATGAGATTGAGTTAACCCCTGAGCAGTACGAGGGGGTTAAACACATGATTGAGGAAATACCTAAAGTTAAGGAGCCTAAAAATGCCACTGTATAAAGTTAAACCCGAACGTACAATCGAGCATGAAAATGTTTGCTATTTTGAGGGAGATGTAGTCGAATTAGCGTCTGAATACGGAGCTTTTCATGAACCGAATATTGTGGTTGTGCCTAAAGTTGTTGATGCCGAAGTTGTCCCTATTGAGGAAGACGAGGAAGACGAAGATGATGCTGAGGATGAAGAGGAAAAAAGCTCGTCGTCTTTAGTTTGGCATGGCTGATGTTTAACGAAAATCTTGACGCGTTTCTGGAAGATTTTGGGGTTATTGCTGTGGTTAATGGCGGCAATAACTCTTTTTTTGTTTTGTTTGATGAGTTCCATTCACGAATGGATATTGGGGTAGAGGGTCGGTCATTGATTGCTACGGCAAAATCTGAAGATATTGCTAATTTAAATCACGGGTCGATGCTGATTATTGCTGATGAAATGTATGAGGTGGTGGGGATTCGTCCGATTGATGATGGTAAGTTTACTGAATTAGATTTAAAAGAATGATTAGCAAAAGATTAAAAATATTAGAAGATTTGCAAGATGCTTTAAAAGCTATTACCTTTGCTAATGGTCATTTAACTAATATTGGCAATAATGTTGTTTACTGGCAAGACACAGACTTCGAGTATGGAGAATCTGCGCTAGTTTTCAGAGATACTATTGAGGATATTTCCCAAAATAATTATCCTTACGAAAAAACGTTAATTGTAGAAATTTGCGCTATTCAACAAAATGCCGAGGATGCTTTGCTGTTGGTTTCCAGCAAAATTTTAAAAGATTTGGAAAAAGCCATAGATACTTTTGAGATTGACTTGGGAAAAGCTAGGATAACAAATACAGAGAAATTTGTGGAAACAAAGGGCAAAAAAACGCTTAAAATTAAGGTTAAAGTAAAAATTGAATATCGGGATTTTTTAGAATGATTAGTTTTTTGCTTGCTACAGGGTTAACGGTGACTCCTCCTGTGTATCATGCGCCTAGTGGACAACAGGGGCATTTAGTCACTACGCAGGCAGAAGATAGTTTTAAGATTGGTAAATTTTTAGAGAATAATTGGGTGTTTTTGCTGGGAGGGATTATTTTTTTAATTCGCTTGCAAAACAGCGTTGAGGATATTAAAAAAGATAATCAAAATAAAATTGAGTTATTAAGCAAAGATTTTGAGCTTATTAAGTTTAGTCTAAACGAACTTAGAGAACAAATTGATAAAACGGCGGGGACAGCTAAGGAAGACGTGCGCCGTGTTTCGGTACGGGTCACGAAACATCAGCAAAAACTGGACAAATTGATTGACTTAATTAATCATGATCGCAGTGTTAACGGTAAATCACCTTTTGTGATAGATAGCCATAGCAGCGAGGATGATTTTTAGGTTAAAATTTAAAAAAATAGGAGGCTTAATATGGTAGCACCACAACAAATTTTTCCAGGACAGGAAACAAAGTATCTTTTGGGACAAGGAAAGGTTTTTTTTGATTTAATTAATCCGACAACTAAGCGCCCAATGGACAAAGCCCGTTTTGTTGGAAATGTTCCCGAAGACGGTTTTGTCCTTACTCCAACAGTGCAAAAAGTTGAACACATGGAGTCACAAACTGGCAAAAACAGGAAAGATATTGTATTATATCCAGGCCAGTCTTTGCAAGTAACAGTCCGTATGGAGAATGTCGATGTCGAGAATTTAGCTCAAGCAATATTCGGAACAAGTGCTACTATTGCCCAAGGAACTGTTACTAACGAAGCGCATACGGCTCATAGAGGATATAGTTTCTTTCTAAATAGACCAAATCTTACTAGCTTTACGAGCATAACCCCCACTGCTGTCGCAGGAACTGATTACAATGTCAACTTAAAAACAGGAGAGGTTTTTATCCCTAAAAATAGCGCTATTGCTGATGCTACAGAGGTTCAATGTAGTTATATTGCTGGTGCTATTAATCGAATTAGTGGTTACACGGCTTTAAACAGCGAACTTTGGGTTCGATTTAATGGCTTAAATATGGCCGACAAGTTGACTCCGATAGTTGCTGAAGTGTTTAAGGTTAGCTTTAATCCAGCAAGTGCGCTAGATTTTATTAAAAATGCTTTCCCGGGGACTCAATTGGAACTAACGGGCGAAGCCCTGTATGAGCCAGCGTTGGAAACGGTAGCTGGTTATGAAGGGGGGATGTATCGAATTTTTACGGTATAATTGAAGTTGGTTTTTTGTTGAACTCTAGCGATTGCGAGGACGGCAAAACCGTCCTTTTTTTTTATTATTTATGGCTGCCAAAAAAAATCAACTCTCTGTTTTAATTCCTGATCGGAGTTTCGATACTTCCATCGGGGACTTAGTTCTTAAGCCGTTTAAGTTTAAGCAGTTTAACACTGCCTTAGAAATTATTCAGAAATATGTTCAATTTATTCTCGGTGGCGAAGACAAAAGCAATTCTGAGGAAGACAAAGGCAATTCTGAGGAAGACAAAGCCGTCCTTACGACGGCATCTATTATCAATTTTTTGCTGGAAAAAACTGAAAGCGATTACTCGGTTTTAATAGATATTGTTAAACTTTTGAGCCTTGTTTCTGGCAAGGAATCTGAAGAAATTGATGAGCTAACTTATGATGAAGTGTTTGCCTTGTTATCTGAGGTGATTGATCAGAATATGGATTTTTTCTCCCGGATAGGCAAGAAAATCAACCCAGGGCCGGCAGCAGAACCCAACGGGGAGACTCCGGAGGTGACGACT